CTAAATTGAGACAACCCATTCACATAAACTACATCGCATCTCACATTCTTCGAGTTCCCGAAAGTGAGGCAAGAACCATCCTCGACAAACTCATGGAAGATGGTATTATTGAAGAATCAAAATATGCAAACGATTATTATGTGGTCAAAGCAGTGTAAATAATTTCAGTATGAAAAGAAAAGTAGAATACGTGTGGCTCGACGGATATAAACCTGAGCCGAACTTAAGAAGTAAAGTTAGAATATTGGATTTCAAATATGAAAACCTTATTTTATTGACCGATATTCCTGAATGGGGTTTTGATGGCTCATCAACTATGCAAGCAGAAGGATACTCATCAGATTGTTTCCTTAAACCTGTTAAGTTGTATTCTAACAACTCAGACAGAATTTATGTTCTGTGTGAGGTAATGGGTAGTAATGGGAAACCACACCAAACAAATGACAGAGCTAAATTAGGTAAAGAAGACAATGATTTTTGGGTTGGATTTGAACAAGAATATTTTATTCGCTCAGCTCATAATAAAGAAATCCTTGGATTTAATAGAGGAGGTGCGATTGACCCACAAGGAAAATATTATTGTGGTGTTGGTGGACAAATGGTTGGAAGAAGTTTGACTGAAGAACATTTGGATATGTGTTTGGCATACCATATTGGTATTGAAGGTACCAATGCTGAAGTTGCTTTAGGTCAGTGGGAGTATCAAGTATTTTCTAAAGGTAAGTTAACCGCTTCTGACGATTTATGGATGTCTCGTTATTTCCTTTACAAAATTGCTGAGAAACATGGATTACAAATTGAATTTCACCCTAAACCTATGGTATTCGGTGATTGGAATGGCTCAGGACTTCACACAAACTTCTCAAACAATAGAATGAGAGAACAGGGCGGAGAAGAATACTTCAAATCAATTTTCAAAGTATTTGGCTCAAGAACTAAAGAACATATCGATAACTATGGTTCAGACAATCACTTGAGATTGACTGGTAAACATGAGACTCAGGCAATTGACAAATTTAGTTGGGGTATTTCAGACAGAGGTGCATCAATCAGAGTTCCAAGAAGTGTTGGTGAAACATGGAAAGGTTATTTAGAGGACAGACGACCATCATCAAACGCCAATCCTTATAAAATCTTAAATGTGATTTGTGAATCTTTATCTTTAGCTGAAGAGTTGGACGAAACACTTCATATTATGTATGATGATGATGTTGACACAACCAAACTTAGTGAGAAATTTGGTGCAATGTCTAATGAGGATTTATTGGACCAATATCGCAAAGATGCTGAAACTGAATTTGACAACATGGTTGACTTAATGGAATCAAAGGCGAATATTCCTTCAGAGGAAATAAAATTTAATGTAAATCAAAATTAATATGAAAAGTACAGTAGTAGAGTTAATACTCACAGGTTGTGTTGGAATGTGGTTAGGTGCAATGATGATGTATCTAATGATTATTCGACCACTTCATCAAGAAAACGAAGATTTAAAAGAGGTTATTCATCAACAACCAAAGATTGGTTTTTACGAAGAATTAAAACAAGAAGACTATGAGTGAACAAGTAAACAATATGCCTGGACATAGAAATCCACCACTACCACCTGAAAGAGAACAAGTGAACCACCCCCAACATTACGGTGGACAAGATAATCCATATGAAGCAATTAAAGTAATTGAAGCTTGGGACTTGGATTTCCATCTTGGGAATACCGTTAAGTATGTATCAAGAGCGGGAAAAAAAGGTACAGATAAAGAACTCCAAGACCTTAACAAGGCTCTTTGGTATTTGAAAAGAAAGATTGAAATTTTAGAAAAAAATGGAAAATAATAATACTCAATTTGATTGGGGTAAAAAAAATGAGTTGCGTATTGATGACGCAGTTAACATGAAATTAGTGTTAGAGAAAGAGATATTTGAAGATAATATCTATGAGAGATGTTTTGAGGTTGAGGAAAATGATGTCGTTGTAGATTTAGGTGCATCATTAGGACCTTTCACTTATAGTATTTTACCAAAAAATCCAAAACAATGTTATGTTGTTGAACCTTTATCATATCATATTGATATTCTTTATAAAAATGTTGGTAGAGATAATGTTAAAATTATTCAAGGAGCCATTACAGATAAAAAGAAATTTGAAATTAGTTCAGACGATATAATTGAAAGTGTTCCGACATTTACATTTAAGGAATTTTTAGAAGAGAATGGTATTGAAAAAATTGACTTTTTAAAATGTGATTGTGAAGGTGGGGAGTATGAAGTATTCCAACTAGATAATGTTGAATTTTTAAAGACAATTCCAAAGATTGTGACTGAATTTCACATGGCAAATGATGAGAATTTACATCAATGTAAATTCAGATGGTTTAGGGATAATATTTTAACTAAATTTGATAATGTACAAGTTTATTCTATCGATGGAGTTAATATAAAATGGGATTTGTGGAACGAACATTTTATTCAATATTATACTGAAGTGTTAATTTACATTGACAATAGAAAAAATATACAATAAGAACAAACTATGAAAAAAATATATTGGTTTTTTTGGTGGGTGTGGAATTATCCTGAAATAGTTTGGATGAAAATTAAATCAAAATTTAAAAGTAACTAAACATGGATAGAAGAGAAAGACAATTAGAAGAAAGACTTCGTCATTTGGAGATTGAAGTCAAAATGGAACGTGAGTGGAATCAAATTCCCGAATCATTAAAACCAACATCAAAAGGTCGATGGGACCAAATGGCAGGAGAACTTAAAGCTCAAGAAAGTAGAAGATTGGGTTGGCCTAAAAATTATTAAATTATGAAAACAAAAGTGTACTCAGCATTCCCTGGTGTAGGGAAAACAACTTACTTTAACACCACAGATAGAAACGTATTGGATAGTGATAGTTCAAAGTTCGATAAGAAACTTTTTCCTGACAATTACATCCAACATATTGAAAGAAATATTCAAGACCCAAAGGTTGATAAGATTTTGGTATCATCACATAAAGATGTGAGAGATGCCCTATTGAAGAGAGGAATCCCATTCGTATTGGTATATCCTAATAGAGATATTAAAGATGAATATATCCAACGATATAAAGATAGAGGGAACAACGATGCGTTTGTTGACTTATTGGAAAAAAATTGGGATACTTGGATGGACGAGATGGATGGAATGGAAGCTCCAAAAGGTCAAACATTATATAAAGTTAAATTAGGTCCAGGTCAGTACCTAACTGACGTAATCGATTAAGATGATAGAAACAGGAAAAATATTAAACGGAGATTGTATTGAGGTGATGAAGACATTACCTGAGGGTTGTGTTGATTTGGTTGTAACGTCTCCACCATACAACGTAGGGATTGACTATGATAGTCATAATGACCGTATGAGTATGGAAGATTATTGGGAGTTTACCCGACAGTGGTTAACCGAAGCGTACAATCGATTAAAAGACGATGGTCGTATTGCGGTAAACATTCCATACGAAGTAAACGTACAGGACAGAGGTGGACGAGTATTGTTCATGTCAGAGTTTTGGACCATCATGAAACAAGTTGGATTTAAGTTCTATGGACTTGTTGACCTTGATGAAAATTCGCCACACAGAAGTAAGACCACGGCTTGGGGTTCATGGATGAGTCCGTCAAGTCCTTACATCTACAACCCAAAGGAATGTGTTATCTTGGCTTACAAGAAAGACCGTATCAAGAAAATTAAGGGTGAACCTCAATGGAAAGCGGATATGGTTGACATGGAACAGGAGGATGGTACCGTAAAAACCAAAGCAGTATATCAGGATGAAGATAAGAAAGAATTTATGTCTTTGGTTTATGGTCAGTGGGAATACTTTGCGGACACCAAACAACAAACTAAGGCAACCTTTTCAATGGATATCCCAATGAAAGCGATTAAGATTCTTACCTATAAGAACGATGTCGTTCTTGACCCTTTTGCTGGTAGCGGAACTAGTTTGGTTGCAGCTGAGATTAGTGGAAGACGATGGATTGGAATTGAATTGAGTGAAAACTACAGTAAAGTTGCGAAAGAACGAGTTCAACATTTTGTCGACCAAAATAAACAAATGGAAATGGAATTTAAATAAAAGGGTTTAACAACCCTTTTTTTTGTTTTATGGATATTTATTAATAAATCATTTTTAATGGCGTCAATAATAATAACCGAAAAACAACTTGAGTTGATTGTGAAAGAACAAAAATCACAAGGAACTGAATTACTTCAAGAAGCGGAGTGGTATAATACTGTTGGAGATATTTTAGGTATTGTTGACCCTACACCTACAATTGATATCATTAATGGAATATCTTATTTTTCACAAGGAGACCATCTTTTTGGTTTATTAAGTTTAATATCTGCAATACCATATGCTGGTGATGCGGTTGGAAAAACTATTATGGGTTCCTTAAAAATTGGTGGTGGAGCAACTAAAGGATTATCTGCGGCTATGAAATTAGCTAAAGCAGGTAAAACTGCCGAAGCTAGTGTTGCTTTGGCTAAATTGGCAGAAAAACCTGGTATGGTTGGTAGATTTTTACAAGGAGCTAAATCATGGGCACCAAAGGCTGCCTCATATGTTGAAAAAATGCCTGGAGGACTATTGAAAGGTTTTAAGAATACAATATTGGATTATTTGAAATTACTTGAAAACGCTGGTGCAAAGAGTCTTAAGTTCCAAAAAAATGTTGGGAACCTCTCAAAATATATTGGACTTGCAGCAAAACCTGCAGAAAATATCAAAGCCTTACAATCTATGTTAAAGAATGAAAAGATAATGACAGGTTTAACTAAAAAAGGACCAATGGCTAAAATCTTTCTTGGTGGAGCACCAAGACTATTCGGTAACAGAGAAATGAGAATACTAATGAGAAGAACTAAATTTTGGTTAGGTTTCTTAGATTATATTAATGTTGGAAATTTTGTGGGACCTGAAGAACTATCTAAAAAAATGGGACAAGCAAATATTCAAAATAAAATGGCGGAATATGCAAGAACACCTCAAGGTATAAGAAATGCTGAGGCGGATTTTGGTAACGCTCAATATCAAGGTGATACACCATCACAATCAAGTTCAGGTAGTTCAAGTATGGATATGCCAAGTTCATCATCACAATCAGACCCGATTCAAGGATTCATGTCCGATATATTTGGAGGACAATTAAAAAATGCAGCTATGTTGGCAATATAATTATATTATTATGAAAGAAGAAATTATTATAAAATTAGTACAAATTCAAACACAATTTAGATTTGTGCATTGGCAAACTACTTATGATGCCAAACATAGGGCGTATGGTAAAGTTTACGATAAGATGGGAGACTTAATAGACGATTTTGTTGAGGCTATGATGGGTAAATATGGAAGACCTGTGTTCGATAGCGAATTCGGAATAATGTTCCAAGATTTAGAGTCAATGAAATTACAGAACTTCATTGATGGTACTTGTGAATTTTTAATTTCACTAACAGAGCAATTGAATCCCACTATGGATACTGATTTATTAAATTTACGAGATGAAATGTTACTTTTAATAAATAAATTAAAATACTTATTAACACTAAAATACTAATGGCGAAGAAAATTATAAAATTAACCGAATCAGATTTAACAAGAATCGTTAAACGAGTTATTGCCGAACAAGAAGAAGGTGATTATAAAAGGGGTATTCAATGTTTCCTTAATAAAAGAGGGATTAAAGATGACTCAGGTCAATCATTAAAAATTGATGGTAGTATTGGTAATTATCCAAATTCTAAAAGTGCTCAGGCAATACATAGTTATCAATCCAAAATTGGTGTATATCCTGCTGACGGAGTTTGGGGAGAAGATACAATGAGAAAGATGCCAAATAAGGATAAAGAAATGTTCAAACAATGTGTTTCTGATTACGGTGATATCTTTGATAAAGGTGCTCACTGGCTTGGACTCGATTAAGGATGAAAAAAATACTCAAAGAGACAGGATTAAGAGATATTAATGCCTTGGCTAAAAGATACCCAAAGGCGGAAATATACTTCCACCAAGATTTGGATGGAGTGACGACTGCAATCGCGATGAAAAGGTACCTTGAAGACAATGGTATTGATGTAGTAGGTGCTCACATAATCCAATACGGTGACAAAGAATTCTCAGTTAAAAAGAACGATGCACAGGGAGACGTGATGCCAGTTCTTGTGGACTTTGCTCACGGTAAGCCAATGTTCGTAATTCATACTGACCACCACGACAAACAAGTTGGTGTGGAAAAAGGAACTTCAAAACAATTTAGAGGTGCACGTTCAAATGTCGAAACTATTTCTCAAGTAGTTTCTCCAAAAGATTTATTCCCATCTTCAGATATCTTATTAATCAATACTGTTGATTCTGCCGATTATGCTAAACATGACATTACACCTGATGAGGTGGTTAATTACATTTATCGTTTAGATAAAGACAAACCACTCCAAAAAAACAAAATGTTATTAGGTTTGGTTATTAACAAGTTATTGTTGGCGTTTAAAAACAAACCAGGGTTTTTAGAATCTTTAGTGATGGATTCAGAACCTTCTTTAATGTCTATCTTAAATAATATTAAAGATTGGATGAAAAGAACAAACGCGGCAACTCCTGAAGAAATGCAGAAAAACGCTGAGGGATATAAAGAAAGTATGAAGAATTATCCAAGAGTCAGTGATAGTATCATTTTCCAATATGGTGGTGGTAGTATGTTCAAACCTGGTTCTTATGATAGATATACACCATTTAGAAACAATCCTGATGCCGATTTTCTTATCATGGCTTGGCCAATGGGATTAGTTCAAGCATCTTGTAACCCATTCAAAAAAGAAAGAGAGTTAAAAGGTGTTAACTTGGGTGAAATAGCTCAAGAAGTTGTGGGTAAATGGGAAGACCAATTAAAACAAAGAACAATTCCTTTATCAACTATTAAATGGGTAAGTGAAACCTCTGTTGGTCCTGAAAGTATTGGGTTCACATTCAAAGATTTCGAAGCGTTGTATGGGGATAAGTTTACAACTATGGAAGGTGGTGAAAAAGTATTGAACCACATTCACGATATGATGGAAACACCATTCAAAGATTTAACTGAAGAACACAAAGAGATGTTAGATAAAATTGGGATTAACGCTTGGGATTTAATTCAATCAAATTCAGGTGGACACAAATGTATCACAAACATTTCAGGTTTAAATTATTTAGGTAGAGGTAAAAGACCACCTCAAGGACAATACAGATATGATTCTGAAAAAGATGACTCACCTTCAGTTAAGTTTACGAAGATGATTGCAAATGAGTTTGAAAAGAAACTTAAAGAAAAGATTGCCGAATCAAAATAAGTACTCAATAGTATCACCAGCTTCGATACCTAAATAATCACAGGTACCACCTTCAAGTTCCAATACTATATTTCCATTTCCACCGTAACTAGGACATTCATTTCCACGACATGGAGGACAGTCGTGATGAATATTTACAATTACATTATTTCTAATGATTATGATATCCAATGGGATGATACAGTTTTTCATCCAAAAAGATTGTTTATCACCACCCATCAAAAATAGTAAACCATCAAAAGTAGAATCAAACCTTTTACCCATCATTCCGATTGCTTTTGATTTTCGGTCTATTAAAGTTTTAACATTAAATATATTGTCGTTGATTCTAACTTGCATATCTATAAATACAAATAATAGTGGAATATGACTTATTTTAAACTTTTTTATAAAAAAATTTGACTTTTATTAAGTAATGTAGTACTTTTGTAAGTGTTGGAGATATTTATAGTTTCAGTCAGAAATGACGGACATCCCCAAAAAGTTTCATAATATATATTTGACAAGATGAGAATTTTGTTTTAACTTTGTGAAACAATTGAGATGAGAGTCTCAAAAAAAAATGTCCCACAGGCATTTGATTATTCGAAAAAATAGTTTTATCTTTGTGGGACATTACTTTGAAAGTTCTTTAACATAAAATATATCGCGAGGTAGTAGCAGTGGTCAGCTCGTCAGGCTCATAACCTGAAGGTCGGAGGTTCGAATCCTTCTCTCGCTACTAAACAAAAAAAAGTTTACAAAAGATTTGGAAAATCGAAAAAGTATACTTATCTTTGTAAAACAATTAAGAAAACGTTCTTTGAATTAAAGATATTATCCGTTCAGGAAACACAAAAGTGTCGGTGATATTATCCACCGAGTAAATGGCAGAAAGTCCGCAGCTTGAGTGTAACTGATAAAGATATTGGGCGGTCTATAGTCCATAAAATAAACCATGAAAGTGGTATAAAGTGAATCATTTGGTTAAGTGGTTTGCGGCTTTCGAAAGAGAGCTCGAGTAGACAAGCGAGATATCGTTAGACCTTGAGTA